TATAAGTCACCACTCGATCTACTAAATTAGAACCCTCACTACAATAAAACCAATTTATCTCACCAAACAAATTGTTTAGTCCACAGTTAATTAAATCACGGGATGTATCATTGATACTATCATAAACGTAATCTTCAACAAGACAAGGCATAGATTTTAATTGTCCATCGTAAGTAAAGAAACCGTTTTCTGACATCCAATAAGAAGATCCATCTACTTCAACACACGCATTCTTACCAAATAAACCACAGTTAGTTCCTACTTGTTCAAAGGAGAAAGTAAAAGGTTGTCCTACAAATTTCATCAAGAACAATGCAGTATCGGTCCACACATAAATTGCATCCCTACCTTTAATAGCTCCCATAATTTTAGAACCATCTGCTAGTCTTTGTGTACCTGCAGTGTTTTCAGCTCGTACGGTGTATGAATCAGTTTGATCAATACTTTCCTGGTCCGAGAATCTTATAAACATATCATCTTTAGTAGTAGGATCCCCAACAGTAGTTTCAGTTCCAAAGAATACTAAGTGTCTATCGGGCGTTGAAACTAATACATGACGTGACGCTGTTGGTGCATTAGGTAATACTGTTGCTCTATTTGCCGTCGCGTTTGCAGCGGATGCATCCCATTCAAAACATTTACCATTATAAATAAGTGCAATAAGTTTTGTACCATAGTTATCTAAAACCCATAGACCTGGATCAATAGTAAAGTCAGAAGAAGCAGGATCTCCCCATCCATTATAACCAGTAATATTAGTTACTGTAGCCCCAGCACTGTGAGTTGCAGCAGTAGTCCCGTCAACTCCTCTAGCACCACCGGTTAAAGTATTTGTAGTTGTATTATTATTTGTGTAAGTAATAAATTCAGTTCCTATTTGTATTGTCCCTGATGCTGGAAACGCTGACGTGCTGGCTAAAACAATTGTAGTTCCTGTTGTATTTGTTAAAGCTGTTTGTAAAGTTGTTGCTGAAGGACCAATAGATGTACCACCAAATAAACCTGCACCCCAACCAAAACCTCCAAGTTGTTGAGCGGGTCCTACAGTATAATAACATAGAATAGAAGTTGATCCTGCATTAGTCACAGGTGTGCCGGCTTCATTAGTATCCATTGTAATTGTAAAAGTCGTACCACTTGGTACAGATGTAACCATAAATTTTTTATCTTCAAATGTAGCATTAGTAAATGTAGAACCACTTAATCCAGTAACAGAATCAAACAATACAATATCATCTTCTGCTAAACCGTGATTGCCTGTACAAGTTATTGTAACTGTCGTTGAACTTGATGTACTTGTAAAATTAGCTCCTGTTAAGGTAACTCTTATAGGATGAATGTCGTAGTAGATACCACCTGAATATACATACAGAATTCTATTAGTTCCAATTGCAGCATATTTAATACCTGCGTTATCATCCCAATGATGAAGAGCTCTTGCTGCACCTGTTAGTTTTGACTCACCTAATTGAGCCCAACCACCTATTTTTTCTGGACTACCATATCTAAAACGAACAAAGTCGCCATCAAACCATTGACCTTCGGCTCCTGTTTCTGTAACCTGTTTGTTGAACCCCGGTGCAAAACCTAATTTTTGTAACATATAACTCCATTTATGTATTCCTTATTGGTGGAACACCTAACATTGGTCTTTTGTCAAACCTATTCTTTTCTGCAAAAGGACCATTTACATGGTTATAATGAAGAAACACTTGTCCGCAAGTAGTTCCTTCAAAAGGTTCTCTCCAATGCTCTAATTCACATCCACTATATACTAGCATATCACCAACTTCAAGCAGGACTTTTGTGCCTTTTGGTGCATTGGGTTTATGTATATTATTATGTTCATCAATAACATTATCAGCACCTGTGTCATCTATAAATATAGGCCATGGATCACCACCCAAGTTTATTGTTGTAGATATCTCACAGCTAGGTCTGTCTTTATGTCGTTTTAATTCATCACCATTTTTATATATTCTTGCATAGGAATATGTTGGTACTAATTGTAGCCCTGTTTCCTGGGTCATGACTGGTAATACTTTCATTAATAGAGTCTCCATTACATGATCTGCATAATGAGAATAAGTATTTGGTATTTGTTCATCGGTCCATGTTCCGAGCATTCCTGTATCGTACGTAATATTATTGTCGTACATCCATTTAACGGCATCTCGTTTAAGTAAAAAGTAGTTAAATATAAAGTTAGTTAGCTCGTAGCTAACGGCACCTTTGATTATTTGATATTTATTAAAAGCCATGTTGTAAAAAATTAAAACTTACTGATATTCTTAATTCATCTGATTGATTAGGTTCTACTGCATGCCATAACCATGCTGGAAACATTATAATACGTCCTGGAAATGGGTCAATGTTTGCATCTCTCCATAGATGTTTAGGTGGTTTACCTTCTTTTCTAATAGGCAATACTATTTGTACCCCAGGTCTTGGGTCATATATCTTAAGTCTTCCAGCTTGCGGGTTTGATTTAACGTAATATACACCTGAAAATAATGAGTTTGGATGTATGTGTGGTGCGTTCATTCCGTCTTTAGGATTTATGTTAGCCCACATATTACCAAGGACCGGTTCTCTATCTAACCATTCTTCACTAAATACTTCTTTACACATAATTATTAATTCGTTTAGTAAAGGTTGATACTCTGGCTTTGATGCCATGTCGGTTGTAGAATGCCACCCTTTGTAATTTGTTTTCTGTAATCCTTTATCTTGATTAGACCAGTTAAAAATGTCTTGTGCTAGTTTATCATTATCTAATTTTATGTCTTTACCAAAAACACTTGTAGGAAAAAATTCTTCTCTAATCATCTAAAAGCTTTACCTCCAAACCAAACAACAAGAGATTGCCTCATACCTCTAGTTACTGGATTAACTCTATGGTTTAAAAATGATGCAAAACAAATTGCATGACCTTGTTTAAGTTCTGCAAATTTACCGGGCCCCATAAGTTCTAACTCTCCACCTTCAAATTCAGCGGGATCATTTAACAAAACAGTCATTGATATTTTTCTAACTGGTGGCTCATGACTCATATCAACATCACAGTCCATATGCCAATCATAGAATCCTCCAACAGGATACTCTGTAAACTGAGCATTTTCTGTAACTCTCACATCTTCAAAACCAAAATGATTTTCATTTGTTTTTTGAATAAATGCATTTAAATCCCGATACATATGTCCCATTTCTTTAAACGGTATCCAACTAATGGTTGTCACTCTTTTCTTTGTATCGGTTGAACCCCCTGTTTTATTTGTAAACACTTTTGCTGTTCGCGGTTTTTGTGATCTTCCAGATTCAATAATCTGTCTGCATTGTTCAGGTGTAAACAATGGTGTTGTAGTTCTCACTACCCAATTTTTCCATTTAGGTTCAGTTATAGTTGTATTTTCGTACATTAACTTCTTCCTCTGTTCATAATTGGATTGTAACTTACATCCATGTTTGCAGATAGTGTTCTTCTATATCCTTCACCATTGAAAGGGTAAACACAATGTCTAACATCATAAGGAAAAATATAAAAATCTCTTTCAGCAATATTGGGAGAATAATCCATAGATGCAAACTGCCCAGAGGCATTTCCCATTATTTGTAACATACCATTCATTGGAAAGTGTTCTGAAGAGTATTCTACTCCAAAAGATTTTGGTAATTTTAAAATCATTACACTGGATAAACCTGTATGTAAACTTCCTTGATGCACGTGAACTGGATTATATTCATGCTGAAACATTTGATTAACCCAAATAGAATTTAATAATTTTTCATAATCTTGAATTTTATTAAAGTCTAAATAATGATCCATAGTTTTATCAATCCATTGTAAAACATTATTAGTTAACATATTGTGGTGATGCATTTTAGAAGTGTCTTTACCTTGATAAAATAAACTGTGTTCTTTCTCAATCTTACCTACCAACTGTTTATTAGCTGGAGGTAAAGTTTGATATTTTGTTTCATAAATATTGTTGATAGTATTAAATATATCAAGAGGTACTTGATATTTTAAAACGGTTTGTCCTAAGGGACAAATACTAAAATTTAATGTGTCCATAATTCTTTCTAATTCCTTCTGGAATTTTTTCAATGTAAGGATTATATACTTTTCTAATAGGTCCATCAAATAGTTTATGCATATTACTACCAACAATTTTATCATCATAAGATAAACCATTTACATTTATTTGGTCCAAGTTATGAAATCTATGATTAAAATAAGGCTCATCTAAAAATTTATATATTTTTCTAAACTCTTGTTCAGGATTAGTGACCACATCATCATACTTTACATAGTGACACATATCTTTATAGTTATATGAATTTTTAATTGCTTCTAGTTCTTTAGCAACAGCACCATCTTTATTCATAATCATTCGAAGTTTTTCATCATCAGTTTTTAAATCATATCTATTAGGAAATGCATCAGGGTTTTCTGTATACCACTTCATATAACTTGCTAGTACATCCATTAAATCTCTAAGAATAATAATACATTTAAAGGGTCGTTTAAAATGTTTTTGCATTAACTGAAAATTATTAGGTATTGTTACAGGTCCTCGGTCAATGATTATACGTTGTGGCCAGTCTTTATAAAAAATATCGTAGACTGAATCTAATACATTGTCCAAAGATCTATGGTCCGGATAATTTTGAAACACATCGGTTTGTTTAAGTAAAAACAAATCTTTTATTATCTCTAATGTAATAGAGTTAGGAGTAGCTGCTATCTCAGGGTTTTGGTTCATAATACTTGCAAATAAAGTATTACCCGATCTAGGTTGTGCTACTAAAAAAAATAGTTTCTTATTCTGATTTGGCTCCAAGGTCATTAGTCAATTGTTCTTTCTTGTTATAGATCATTTCTCCTGATTTTTTAACTCTTTCTATAGTTTGTAATTGTCCTAATACATTAAACACTTCCGGCTGTGATGAACCTGATGTCAATGTCTCTGCTTTATTTTTCATTATTAAATAATACGAATCTAGTTGATGAGTGTTAACATCTTTGTCATCAAACGAACCATCATTAAATTCTTTTTTAAGAACTGACCATAGTTTAATTTCTCTCATTCTATCACGAGCTACTAGCTGCATGTTAGCTACTGAATAAGTTTTTTCATCTATATCAATTTCAAGTAATTCTCTTTTTAAAGGGTCTTTTTCAGTCTCTAATTTTTGTTTTAATTTTTTTAATTTAACTTCATTACGTCTAGCATCAAATGAAAGAGACATTAAGTTTTCTAAAAATACATTTTGTTCTCTAACACATTGCCAATACTTAGAAGCTTTAGTAGGATATTTTGCATCTTGAAGAACAGACATTCTCATTTCTGTTTCAGTTCTAAACACTTGTTTCTTAGTCCAAGTATCTCTAAGCTCATTAGTTAATTGTGAAAATTCTTTTACGTCGTTTGGATCTAATAAATTATTAAGACTCGGTGCTTCTTTTACAATTAGATCGTGTATATTTCTTTTTTCTACTGTCATTTTATTCCTTTCATTGAATAGATTTAATATAACTATTAAAAGTTATAAGTCAAGTTATGATGTTGTGACAGTTTGAGTTGATACCACGGCTCCAGTAAATTCTTCTGTTGCAGCTGTAACATCAGGTGAACCTGATGAATTACCACCAAATGCTAAACCTGCGGAACCTGTTCCAGCTCCACCACCTGCTGCTTTTGGTGCTGCTAAAGAAGCTGTAGTTGACCATGTTGATCCATTAAAAGATTCACAAGCTACTGAATAACCTGTGGGTGAAGTTCTTCCACCTGCAGATACACAACTTGTTCCGACTGTCCCCATGTTTGATCTACCATCTCCTTGAGTAGAGGCAGTTCCAGAATTTGTCCATGATGAATCATCCCAAATTTGTGTCCGACCTTGTAATCCTGTTAATTCTGTTGCACTTAAAAATACAGCATCACTTTGACCAGCCCCTAAAGGACCATTATTAGCTGCACCACCTTGGTTAGCAGCACTTTGATCACTCCAAGCACTACCATTCCAATAAAAAGTTGAAGTTATTGGAGTTCCTCCAGCAAAAAATACTGCGGCAGCATCTGTTCCAGCTGCACCAATACCACTTACTGAAGTAGGATAAGCTGTTTCATTACTCCAAGCACTACCATTAAAAGATTCTGCTGCTGTTGATGGATCATTACCCGCCATAATATATGAAGTTTGAGTACCTGCTCCTCTGTGACCAAA